CCGGCTGTGGGCGCCGGGGCTGCGGCGTGATTCCCGTCAACGCCTTCAAGGCCGCCTTGATCGCGGCCCTTCAGGCAGACGACGCGGTCGCCGGGATTCTCGGCGCCCGCATTTATGACGAGCCGCCGCGGGACAAGCGCGAGGATGAGGCGGACCTCGTCGCCAGCCCTTGGGCCTATCTCGGCCCGATCTCCGCCACGCGCGTCGCGAGCGATTGCGGCCCCGGCTGGGAGCTGCGCATTCGCATCTTCACGGCTTCGGCCGATTTCGGTCGGGACAAAGTCTGGGATGCGATGAATGCGATTCTCGACGCGATAGACAGCGAGACATTCACGCTCACCGCGAGGGGACTGGAGCTCGACGTCTTTCCTGTGCTCGAGAGCGACGGCGATCAGCTCGAGGGCTCGGATGGCGCGGCGCTCTATTCGTCACTTCCCCGGGCCTTCCATGCGCTGGAGCTGATCGTCCACTCCGCGGGCGACATCATCGACCCGCTCAACCCCAAAAGGGTTTACGCCGATCTGACGGCGATCATCGCCGAGAACTGAGAGGATGCATCCATGGCTTTCCCGAATTTGCAGCGCGGAACGTCGTTCCGCATTCTCGCCGGTGACGGCGCGACGCCGACCGAGGCGTTCACGCTGATCTGCGTCGCCACGACGAAGAAGTTCACGCGCAGCATCGATACCGAGGATCATAAGGAGATCGACTGCGCCAATCCGGGTAATCTGCCGGTCCGCATCAGTGTGCCGACTGGCCAGAGCTGGGATCTCGAAATTTCCGGCCGCGCGGATTTTGCAAAGTATCTGACGCTCGAAACATGGCTCGACGGGAACGATCACAATATTCAGATCACGCGCGAAGGGACGGGCGTGCAGGGCGGCGGCAAGCACTCTGGCGCCGTGAAGCTGGTGAAGCTCGATCTCGGGACGAACGACAACAACACGGTGACCTTCTCGGCGGCCTTCAAGGGCCAGTTCGCCCTCCCCGCCTGGGTCGCCAATGCGTGAGGCCGCCATGTCGGAATCGATCGAGAGCACGGTCTATCGCGGCGCCTTCGCCGGGCGCCCGCGTCGCTTTTGTCTCCGCATCGGCGAGATCGGCGAGCTGGAGGAGCTGTGCGGCTCCGGCGTCGGCGCGATCTGGCGCCGGCTGGCGACGCTCGACTTCAAGCACTCGGACGTCCGCGAGACGATTCGGCTCGGCCTGATCGGCGGCGAAGAGACCACGCCGTCATCCGCCGCTGCGCTCGTCTCGCGCTATGTCGACGAGCGCCCACTCGTCGAGACGCTCGATCTCGCCATTGCGATTCTCGGCGCGTTGATGCGCGGCGCCGCGGAGGCGTCGAGAGACATGCCGGGAAAAGGGACGGCGGAGAGGAGCGACGATCCGGCGACCTCTCCGCCTATGTCATCGCCGGCGCCGCCCTCGGCCTTTCGCCCCGAGACGTGAAGGCGATGACGATTCCCGACTTCGTGAGCTGCTTGCGCGCGCTCCACGCCATCCACGGCGCCCCGGACGCTTCTGGCGCGCCGAGCGAGGACGAATGGTTCCGCGCGCTCCTGGAGGAGGGAATATGATCACCGTGGCGGCAGCATCTTTCCTCGCCGGCTCGGCGCGCCTCAGGCTCGAGGAAATGTCCGCATCGGCGTTGGGCGCCGGCGCGCGCATGGCGGCGATCGGCGACCCGTCTTCTGCGACGGTCTTGCGTGCCTGGGTGCGGGTCGAGGCCGGCGCGTGGGTGAGCGAGATCCCGGGCATGGACGATCTCGAGCTGCATGTCCGTGGCATCGCATCGATCGCCTATCAGACGGCGCTGGCGGTCGAGGCGAAGAATCCGGAGCGAGGCTTCCGCGAGATGCAAGCGCGCGCCGCGCCCAACCTGCTGCTCGGATGGCGCGGCCTGTCGGATCGCGGCAAGCCTGTGCGCTTTGCTCCGGCGCTCGCGACGAGCTGGCTCGCCGATGGTCGCCACGGCGCGCTGCTCGACGCTGTCCTGTGGGCTGCGGAGACCGTGCGATGAGCCTATCGGTAAGATTCCCCGTGATCGAAGAGGACATCGTCTTCGGCGTCGGCGGTGTGCTCGGCCCCGAGCAGCGCGCGGCGCAATTCGCCGCGGCCGTCGCGACGGACATCGCGCGCATCGATGACGAGAATGCGGCGCGCGCCGGCATTCGGCTCGACCATCGCATCTTCGTCGACGGGGCCGAGAGCGCCGATCTCAGCCGCGTGAAGCCGGAGAGCGAGATCTTGGCGCGATGGGACGTCGGCGTCGCCGTCGTCGAGTTCGTGTGGCGCATGCTGAAATCGGTCGGCCCCCGAGACAGCGGCGATTATCGCAAATCGGCCCGCATGTATGCCGGCGGCCGGGAAATCGACGAGCCGAAGGACGCGGCCGGCTGGGGCGAGGTCTTGATCCTGCCGACCGTGCCTTACGCGCGCAAGATCGAGCGCGGGTTGAAGGGCTACGGACCGGGCCATGTCTATGAGGCGGTCGCCCAATCCGCGCGCGTGCGGTTCGCGTCTGCCGCGCTCGTCAAATTCACTTTCGCCGAGCCCGAGGGCCCCGCGCCGGCGCTGGACGCCTGGGCGGCGACCAGCCCGACCGCCGCGTTGCAGCGCAAGCGCAAGGGCCGAAACAATCCGCGCCGGCAGCCGGCGATCCTCATCATCATGAGAGGGCATTGATATGGTCGACGTGTCCGCCCTGCGCCGCGAGGTCTCCTATGTTCTGAAGGAGGATGGGCTCGACGAGGGAACGCGCAAGCTGCGCGATTTCGGCGCGGCGAATCAAGACGCCGCCGCGAAGGCCGAAATTCTGACTCGCCAGCAGAGGGTGCAGGAGCAGAGCGTCCAGCGTGTCGCGGCGAGGCTCGAATCCTATGCGAAGACGCATGATCCGGTCTATCGCGCGCAGGAGCAGGTCGAGCGCGGAGAGCGCCTGGTCGCGGCCGCGCGCGCGCGGGGCGTCGAGGTGACGGAGGCGCAGATCGCGGCTCTCGCGAAAGCGCGGCAGCGATATGACGAGCTGTCCCAGGCCTCGAACGACAATGTGCGCGCCTCTGGCCTGCAGCGGCACGAATGGATCAATCTGTCGCGCCAGGCGCAGGACGTCGTCGTTTCCCTCGCCGGCGGCCAGAAGCCCATGACTGTGCTCTTGCAGCAGGGGTCGCAGATCGCGGATGTATTTTCCTCGCATAAGGGCGGCGCCGGCGCCGCGCTGGCGTCCGTTGCCTCGACGGTTGGCGGAATGATCTCGCCGCTGACCATCGCGACGGCCGCTTTCGTCGCGCTCGGCGTCGCAGCCGTCGATGCGGCGATCGGCCTTGCCGGCAAGCTGAAGGAGATCGACGAGGCCGCGCGCAAGGCCGGTGTGTCCTCGGACTTCTTTCAGGTGTGGACGCGCCAGGCGCGCACGCTGCGCGTCGAGGTCGACGATCTCCAGCAGGCCCTTGACCGCGCGAAGCAAGCGATGGCCGAGACGATCGAAAAGGGACAGGCGCAGCTGTCACCAGGCGCGAAGTTCCTGGTCGACCTGGAAGGCGCCGGCAAAATCTCGCGTACCGATCTCGCCTCCTATCTCAACGCCGACAGCGCCGACGCGAAGCTGACCGCCGTCCTCGAGACCATGCGCAAGCTCCTCGCGGCGGGACGGGAGGTCGAGGCCCTGCGGCTCGGCGAGGCCTTCTTCGGCGCGCCCGAGCTGGTCGACAAGATCGCCGAGGGATTGAGGGCCGGCAAGCTGCACATGGCCGAGCTGCTCCAGCAGGCGCGCGACGGCGGGACGATCCTCGACAAGGAGCTGGTGCAACGCTCGCACGAGCTGGACGAAAGGCTGCGCGCGGCGAAAGACGAGATGGAGCGCGGGCTGAAGCCGGTCCTGCACGATCTCGCCTCGCTCGGGCTCGACATCAAGGAGGGATGGGTTTCGACCGTCGAGGCGCTGGCGCGCGCGTCCAGGGCGGCGGCCGACTTGTATGGGAAGCTCGAGCCGATCGGCGATCTGCTCGAGAAGCTGTCGATTCTGCGCAGCGTCTATGTGCGGCTCGTCACCGATGCGGCGGCGCCGCCCGTGGACGCTGGCCCCTTCACGGAAGAAAACTTTCTGAAGCAGCCGCGCCTTCGGAATATTGCAGCGGAAAACAGGCAGAGCTTCGGACCGACCGATGCCGATGTTCAGGCGGCGGTCGACGCCAATCGGGACGCGGCGCGCAAATTTCTGAAGGGGCTGGAGCCGCCGGCGAAGACGGAAAAATCCGGCGGCTCCGCGTCGAAGACGAAGACGCTCGACGAGGTCGAGCGCTATATCCGCTCGCTCGAGCGGCAGAATGCGGCGCTCGAGGGCGAGGCCGCGGCGCTCGGCAAGTCCAACGTCGAGCGCGAGCAGTCGATCGCGCTGGCGAGGGCGGAGGAAGCCGCCAAGGAGCGCGGCAAGTCCCTCACGGAGGAGGAGACGCAGCGCATCCTGCGCAGCGCCGAGGCGCATGCGACGCTGCGCGAGAAGATCGACGAGGCGACCAAGGCCCGCCAGCGCATGGAGGAGACGCAACGCGCCTTCGCCAGCGGCGCGGAATCCGCGATCGAGCGCCTCATCCTCGACAATCAGAAGCTGGTCGATGTGCTGAAGGATGTCGTGAAGGAGCTCGAGCGCGCGGCGCTGAAGCAGGCGCTGCTCGGCGGCGACGGCAAGAGCGGCGTGCTCGGAACCATCGTCAACGCGATCTCCGGCGTCGTCACGCGCGCCGTCTCCGGCGGCCCGATTCCCACCATCGCGCAGGGCGGCTATGGCCCGGACCTGCCGGCGTCGACGCTCGGCCGGCTCGCCGAAGGCACGGATAATTGGCGCGGCGGGTGGTCCTGGGTCGGCGAGAATGGGCCCGAGCTGCTCAACCTGCCGCGGGGCTCGCAGGTTGTGCCCAATGCCGAGTCCGTCGATTATGTGCGCAGCATGGCGCGGATGGTCGGCGCCGGCCGCGCCCTGTCGGCGCCGCCGGTCCTCGTGCAGGGCCCGCGGCTCGATCTCTCCGGCCTCGCCATGCTGGGCGCAGGCCGCGCGGCGCCCGCCACCACGGTCAACATCCACAAGGCCCCAGCCGAAACCCGCGCGGAGGAGACGACCGATTCGGACGGCGGCCGCCACGTCAACATCAATTTGATGGCCGGCGAGCTGATCGAGCGGGGCGTCGCCACCCCGCGCGGGCGCGCGGCGCTGGCGATGTATGGTTTGCGGCCAGGGATGATCAAACGCTGATGGCGCTCCCCGTCTGGCCCGCCGTGCTGCCGCAGGCGCTGCGTCCGAACTATTCGGGCGCCTATGGCGACGGGCGCCTGCGCAGCAAGACCGACGCCGGCGGCGGCAAGCAGCGGCGCCGCTTCTCCAATACCGCGCGGCCGGTCCAGGCCGAGATTTGGATCGACGCCGGGCAGAAGATGGCGCTCGACGATTTTCTCGATCTCGACATCGCCGGCGGCGCCCTGCCCTTCTTGATGTTCGATCCCGAGCGCGACGGCTTGGCCCTGCTCGACAGCGCCGGAAACATGATCCTCGACTCGAGCGGCGCGCCGATCGGAACGCGGCGCCATTGCATCGTGCAGCTCGATGACATGCCCCAGATCGCCTCGGTCGGCCTGCGCTATCGCATCGGCCTCTCGCTCTTCGTGATGCCCTGAGGGTCTCCCCCGTGCCCTATGTCTCGCTCGACATGCGCCGCGCCATGCTCGCCGAAGCGACCGGCGATGTCGGCGTGGTGCTGGTCACCATCTCCCATCCCGATCTCGAGGAGCCCTTGCGTCTCTCCTCGGACAATGCCGAGCGGTTCTCCGTGGAGCCGCTCGTCTATGGCACCAGGTCGAACGGCGCCGATTATCTTTTCGCGCTGCGTGGCATCACTCTCCCCGATGCGGACTATACCGGCGCGGGCTCCGGCCAGCTCGTCATCGACGATATCGACGGCAGGTTCGAGCGCGCCCTGCGCGCCGTCGACGGCGAGGTGGCGGTCCTGTTTCAGATCGTGCGGGCGGCCGCGCCCGACGAGGTCGAATTCGTCTATGGCGACATGCGCGTGGTGCAAAGCGCGGGGGTCGCCGGCGTGCTGACGCTCGATCTCGCTTATGTGGACGGCGACGAGCCCTGCCCTTGCGACACCATGGGCAAGGAGAATTGTTCCGGCCTGTTCTGGTGATCATCCGCAGGAGAGCGCCGCATCGCGAATCTTCTCTGCGTAGAAGGTTGTGCCTCTGACCGTAGGCATTGCTCTGACTTCGATATGTGTGAAATCGCCCTCTCCTTTGAATCGCGCTTCATAGGCCACCACCATGCCAGCGCTGGACTTTATCTCCGCGGTGTTGATCCCGGACATTTCGGTGTGTGTGAGGCCGATCGAGCTTTCCTCGCTCAATTGATGATAGGCGCAAGCGGCGAGGCGGCTGTAGTTTCCAGGAATGACGATCGTCGTCAGTGGATAATCCTTCGCTGTATTGCAGCTCGCGCAAAAACTGGCGGCGATCACGAGAGAAAATGCTCGCTTCATAGGAAATTCCTCCAACAATTATGGAGACGAAATGATCGTCGAGTCCTGGTCGAATGTCTATATCGGCCTGCCCTGGCGCGCGCGCGGCGCCGATCGCCGTGGCGTCGATTGCTACGGCCTGCTGCGCCTGGTCTATCGCGACCAGCTCGGCCTCGATCTCGTCTCCTATGCCGACCGCTATGTGACCGCCGATGAGCGGGACGAGATCACCGCGATCATCGCCGAGGCGTGCGAAATCGGCGATTGGCGCCGCATCGCGCCCGGGACGGAGCGGTGCTTCGATGTCGCCTTGTTCCTCTTTCATGGCGTCGAGAGTCATCTCGCGATCGTCACGCGCCCTGGCGTCGCGCTGCATGTCGACACGCATAATGGCGCGCATCTGATCCACTATCGCGAGCAGCCCTGGTCGCTTCGGCTGACCGGCTTTTGCCGTCATACTTCAATGAAAGAATCGTGATGTCGCAGGAATTGACGACCGTCGATCCGGCGCCGGTCTCGGCCGTCGGCCTGCCATGGATCGATCTCGCGCGTCGCGAGACCCGCGTCTTCGCCGCTGGAGTGACGCTCGCGGAGATCGTCGCGGCGATGATCCCGTCGCGCGTCCTCGACAATGAGGAGACGGCGATCCGAGTGACGATCGGCGACGCCGCCTTCGAGCGTCGCCTGTGGAGCAAGGTGCGTCCGCAGCCGGGTATGATCGTCGTCGTTCGAGTGCTGCCAGGAAAGCCCGATGCGCTAAAAGCTGGGCTCCTACTCGCCGCGACGGTGGCGGCTGTCGCGCTCGGGCAAGTTTATCTGGGGCCGGCGGTCGCGACAGGCCTCGGCATTGCGGAGGGAACAGCTCTTTTCGCCGGCACCGTCTCCGCCGTCACCGGCGGCCTCCTCCTCGCCGGTCACTTCCTGGTCAACACGCTCGTGCCGCAGCGCAGCGCGCAGGCGCAGAATGCGGCGGGCTCCACCTCTCAGAGCTATTCGATCGCCGGATGGTCCAATCCGATCAATCCCGGCGGCGCCGTGCCTTTCGTCCTCGGCCGGATGCGCGTCGCCTTGGTCCATGTCGCGAGGCCCTATCGCGACGTCTACAATGGCGACGTGCATTCGATCGCCCTCCTCACCGCCGGCTATGGCGGCGTGCAGATCGATGATCTGCGCATCCGCGACACGCCGATCGGCGACTATAAGCAGCTCGCCTATGAGCTGCGCGGCGGATGGGAAGGCGAGGATCCGGTCACCCTCTATAACGTCCAGGTCATAGAGGAAGAGGTCGCCGTCGAGCTGCTGCAATCGACGGTGACCGATTTCGGACCGGATGTGCGCCGAAGCGCGTCCGGCGCCAATCTCATCTCCCTCGAGGTCACCTTCCCGGCCGGACTGATCTCCTTCTTCCAGATTCAGTCCGGCGAGCAGCAGGTGATGCAGCAGGGGCCCTGGACCGTCAATTTCCGCGTGCAGGCGCGGCCGGCGTCGTCGGAGAGCTGGACCGTGCTCGGCGACTGGGCGGTCTCCGGCGTGCAGCAGCATCAGCTGATCGCCACCTGGGAATGGGAGCCGCCGACGCAGGAGAGCTATTTCATCCGCTTTTATCGGCTCGACCAGGATTGGGATTTCGTCGATCAGTC